ATAGCATCATCCTTGTTGCCAATAGCGGCAATAGGGCGTAAAGGAACTAAGAAAGTACCAAATGAAACAGGAAAAGGATTTTTTGACACAGGAGATATTAGAAGGGTTGGATTACATAAATCAGACCTTAACCCTGCACGGCTTAGTTCCGATGACCTTAGAGCAATACAAGGAAACCTTGAAATACCCAATCTCAGACGAGATATTACCGCATCGCTAAATAAGATCCTTGCAAACCCTGAAATAAACCCAGCGGTACGCTCTGCAAAACAGATAAACCCTAATTTTGATTTGCAAGCAGTACGGGCTATGCCGCCATCTTCATTAGAAAAGCAATTTCCCATAGCAAAGACCTATGAACAAATGGTTCAGGGTATAGAACCAACATTGCAAGGCAAATTGTTTGCTCAATATTTACGATTACACCCTGAAGCTGTACGCAAATCAGGAGCTACAAATTATTCTGAACTTATACCTGCAAGCTATGAGCAATTGGGTAAAGAAAACGCCCAGCAATTAGATCGTATGCTCAATCAAGGCATAAACCTGTCTTACCATAAAGGTGATTTGAATTACGCTGGATCGCCCCAAATGTTAGAAGATGCTTTAATAAACAAGCACATGTATACCTATGCTGGTGGAGAGCCACATGAGTTACTTAATAAAATTGATCCATATACAGGGTTAAATGAAAATCAAATATTCCGTGCCGTACATGACTATTATGGACATGGGCCTACTGGAGCAAGTTTTGGCCCTAAAGGTGAAGAATTGGCATTTGGTTCTCATAGCCAGCTATATAGCCCATTAGCTAAAATGGCGGCTGCTACCGAAACACGGGGTCAAAATAGTTTTGTAAACTATTCAGGTATCAATGCTGATCTGCAAAAGCAGATGATTCCATTAAAGCTACAGCAAGAGCGTTTAGCTAGAGCAGGTCAAGATACATCGGCCGTAGATGCCAAATTAGCAGAATTGGGAGCACAAACCCAATATGCCCAGCAAAAAGCATTTTTACTACCACCTGAAATGATTGATGTTAATTACAGAGGTGGTGTACCTGATTACTTAAAACCATACATAAACCCTAATAAGCCAACAGCGGCTACTGGGTATCACTTTAGTAATTCGCCCGATTTAACCCAAACTGATGTCACCAAATACGGTAGCGGCATTAAAGGTTCGGAAGCCAATAGATTAAAAATGGCTGATGCTTTACGCAACAGAACTTACTTTTATACCAATCCAGCCGATAAAGAAGCTGGACTAGGGCCAAACCAATATAGTGCAGACATGAACAAGCTATACGATCTAGCCGCTGACCCTGATAAATTGAAACAAACCGCCCAAAACTACAACCAGTATCAAGGAATTGTAGATAAAGATGCGGCTACTAATGCTTATGAGCGTATGAGTAACCAAGGGGGCTATGAAGGCATCATTACTCCTGAAGGCATTATTAGCTTTGAAAACCAAAAAGTAAAACGCAATAAATAGTGGAAATAAACACCCTTTGGATAGAAAAGCTGTTAAAAAAGCTATTCCACAAGCACAGCCTGTGGGGTGACAAGAAATTTTATGATCCGCAACTGCATCCAATCACGCAGGAATTAGAGGGTAACTTCCCAGCTATACAGGCAGAAGTCAAGGAACTGCTCAAGCGGTACGATGAATTTGCTAACTTCCAAAGCATCAGCCCTGATCAGACTTACATCAGTAACGATGACCGCTGGAGAATGTTTTTCTTTAAAGCCGCAGGGGTTAGCTTTGGCAAGAACAAGCAACTATGCCCAGTAGCCATGAGTATTGTAGATAAGCACAAGGATGTAATCTCAGCGTACATATCGGTACTTGGCCCTAGAAAACTGCTTAATCCGCATGAAGGCCCGTGGTCAGGAATTCTGCGGATGCACTTAGGCGTAGTCATACCTGAACACAAGATGTGCTCATTACACAATGGGGGAGAAGTCTATTTTTGGCAAGAAGGTAAGTGCGTACTGTTTGACGATACTTACACCCACATGGCACTAAACGACACCGATAGCATAAGAGCCGTACTATTCCTAGACATCATGCGACCATTACCCCAGCCGTGGAAAGCAATCAATTGGGCAATACTTAGGCTATCAATCCTATTCCCCTATATATGGATACCGTACTTTCGTCATAAGAAATGGGAAAAGCAGTTTTACAAACAACAGGTTAACTGATAAACTTAATGTATCTTAATCAACCATTTGGATAAGGTATGACCGCTAAACAAGCGAAAAATAGCGAACACCCCAATCTAAATGTGGGTCGCAAGGCAGGTGCTGTCAACAAGAGCACAGGAATGGCTAGAGAAGCCATTGCTCGGTTTGTTGATGGTAATGCCCACAAAATGCAAGAGTGGCTACAACAGGTCGCAGAAGGCGTTAAAAACGATGAAAATAAATACATCGTTGCACCCAATCCTGAAAAAGCCTTTGGAATGCTCCAATCGGTAATGGAATACCATTTGCCCAAGCTGGCCCGTACTGAGCATTCAGGTGATGAAGAACAACCAGTCAAGATTATTCACGAACACAAGTTCCTAGATTGAAAGAATTAGTTAAAAAGTACGAATATCCGTACAAAGCACGGGATGCGTTTTTAGATTTCCATTACAGAAAAGAACGCTGGGCTGTATTAACCTGTCATCGTAGGGCAGGGAAAACGGTGGCTACGATCTGCGACACAATTCGTAGGGCTATCATGGAAAACAAACCTGACAGCAGATACGCTTATATTGCCCCGTATTACGCACAAGCCAAGAACATTGCTTGGGATTACTTGCTCAAGTACGCAGAACCAGCCATTGTCAAAGCCAATCAGTCAGAATTATGGGTAGAACTGGTCAACGGGGCTAAGATTAGGCTATTTGGTGCTGATAACCCTGATGCCCTGCGTGGTCTATACCTTGATGGGGTAGTGCTAGACGAATATGCCGATATGAAGCCAAGACTTTGGGGCGAGATTGTGCGGCCATTGCTGACCGATAGAAACGGCTTGAACGGCTATGAAACTTGGGCAACCTTTATTGGTACACCAAAAGGTCACAATGCGTTTTATGACATCTATACGGAAGCCCAAAAAAGCCCTAATTGGTATGTTAAAACGCTACGGGCTGACCAATCAGGCTTGATTCCTGAAGCTGAATTGCTAGATGCCCAGCAGTCTATGTCTGCCAACCAGTACGAACAAGAGTTTTTATGCTCATTTGAAGCGGCCATTCTTGGGGCGTATTACGGGCAGGAAATGCGTAGGATTACCGACCTTGAGCGTATTACTACTGTTGATTATGACCCTATGTTCCCCTGCCACACAGCTTGGGATTTGGGTTATAACGACAGCACCAGCATTATTTGGTTTCAGACGGTGTACGGTGAGATACGGATACTGGATCACCACTCTAGTAACGGTCAACCCATATCTTTTTACACAGGTTTATTGGCACAAAAAGAAGATGAGTTTGGATACAACTATGGTACACATTGGCTACCACATGACGCTAGAGCAAAAACATTAGCTAGTGGTGGTAAAAGCATAATTGAACAAATTTCTGCAAAAATTGACATAAAACATCTAAAAATTGTTCCAAACCTGTCAATTCAGGATGGAATACAAGCAACACGACTTGCATTAACTCGCACTTGGTTCGATAATAAATGTGAAGAATTAATCGAATGTTTGCGTCAATATCAACGGGAGTGGGATGATGATAAAAAAGTATTTAGAGATCGCCCGAAGCACGATTGGACATCACATTCTAGCGATGCCATGCGGTATCTCTCGATTGTTTGGAAAGATGAGGACAGCCCTATCCTCAAAGATACAAGAGTTAAAGGCTTATTTGTTGGCGAAACTGAAGTAACGCTAAACGATATGTGGAAAGAAACCCCTAAAATAATTAATCGCAGGATATAAAGATGGATCATACATACGATGATTGGTACAACACGATTGTTCAGTACGAGCGTACATTCAAGGAATGGGAAGGTCGAGCCGATAAGATCGTAAAGCGGTATCGTGATGACCAACGCAGTCGTAACAATCCAAATGCCAAGTTCAACATCCTGTGGAGCAATGTCCAAACCATCACTCCAGCCATCTTTGCTAGACTTCCACGCCCTGATGTAAGCCGTAGATTTCGCGATAACGACCCAATTGGCAGAGTAGCTTCTACCATGCTTGAAAGAGCGTTGGAATACGAAATTGAGCATTATGGTGACTATGCAAGTGCCATGAAACAAACAGTTCAAGATCGTTTATTAGGTGGTCGTGGAACAGCATGGGTGCGATATGAGCCACACATTGTTGGTGAAGAAGGG